AATGTTTCTACATATTTTGCGATAGCGTGATCTAAACCATCTGTTTTTGAAATCAAACCATTATCATTATCTGGACCCCAATCCAAATCTTGACTATCTATAAAAAGGCCTGTATGTGCATAAGGCCAAGGAGGAGTAAAAGGGATAGGATCGCTACGGCGAACCACCCTCCAATGAGTGGGTTGTCCACCAGACAAAACTTGATCAGAGACTTTTGGCGATCCGTAAGAGTAAATTTGAACATTTTTTCCTCTTTTGTGAAGCCACATTCCTATTATTTGTGCAACAGCACCGCCTAAACTGTGGCCGGTAACGTGTACTGTCTGTTCAAGAGGGTATGTACGTGTCTGTTCTTGAGTAATTTCCCTGCTTGTCGTCATTGAAGTATCAATAATTTGCATTACAGTTACAGCGGCATCTCTAAATCCTTTGTGCATCCGGATTCCTGTATGAGCATCACTTACTAGCCTCACATCAATATCAGAAAGTACATTTGCCTCATTTGCCGTACCCCTAATAACTATTATTGTTATTCCATTATCTTGTTTCACTTCAAACGCAACTTCATCCTTTTGGTCACCACCACCATCGTAAATAGCTTTGCAATATTCTGCGTGTTCAATAAGAGAGGCTAGAGTGACTGGTAAATTTGACTTATCACCACTACCCAAATCATTATGCGTTTTGTCATCTTTGTTATGCTTTGCACAACTACTAAACAGCAGAATCGTTATTAGTATTATGAATTTCCAGTTCATCTTTCTTTTTCCAAGCAGTGGCACCTAATATAGCCCCAAATGATAAATGAAACATTGCTCCAGCTCCTAGAGTGAGTGGTTCCCATCTAGTAACATTACATTTCACTCCGGGTGGATATCGAACTATATCATTGCAATGTTCTTCCATTTTTAAATTCCATATTAGAGGAGCCACAAAAAAATCTATCAAACATATAAACATATATAACAATGCCGCCCAGTCTCTCCAATGTCTGTTTATTGTTTTATTTATTGACATAAGCTAATTGTAGATTTGCCATACTTCTCCATCTTCTACGACATATTTTTCTGTATCTACTACACCATCTTCGATGAACCCGAATGGAGTCAAGTCTTCTTCTATTTGCTTCATTTCACTATTATATAATTTGTTTCTCAAATCTATATTGTTTAATTCTTTGAATAGTTCTTGGGTAGCAAACCACGAAAACATAACTAAACTCATCACTAGATCATCATTACTACCTGCTTCGGCCGCCCAACTTTTTCCTTTAACAATAAATTGAGACATCTCAGATATTGTCTCTAAATCATTAATTATTAATTTGTTATTCTCTACAAGGTCTTTGAAATTAGAACAACCAACCGCTTTAACTCGCTTAGTCATTTTGATTCCTAATTTTGATTGGACACCAGATTCGTTAATTGTGTGTTCATATTCCAAATCATAATGGAGTATATTACAAACTTCACCACCAGGACCGTTCGATTCAATTAAAACTGTTGCATTATTGTATGCTGTTGCAACTTGATAAATTATGTTTGGGAGAAGAAGAGGAGATATTGTATTCGACCGATATTTGGCTACTTGCTTCCAGGGCATTTCTGTAATGTCAATCACATTAAACGTGGAGTAATCCTGACCACGACCTTCTGCTACATCTACGGCTATAAAATATTGATGTCCTTCGATAGTCTGTTCATAGACATCAAAATTATCCTTCCGTGATAGTGGACTTTTCTGAACAAGTTCGGCAATCTTTGCGGGTTTAATCAGAGTGCCAGCACTACCTAAAAATTCAGTTTCAAATTCCTGTCTAAATTGTTCTTCACTCGTATTTGCAATTGTCTGTCGCTTCCATTCTTCATCTCGTCCTGGTACATCCCACCAATTAACAGAAAATGATGTATAGTCGGAACGTCCTTCAACGGCATTAGTCCACATCTTATAGAAATGATTCATACCATTTGGAGTTGATACAATAATAACTTGTGATGTTTGTCCAGATGATATCGTAGGATATACAGAACTAAAAAATTCTTCTGCTAGATTTTGTGGAACAAATGCAAACTCATCAAGAAAAATCAGATTAAAAGAATATCCACGTATAGCACTTGATGACGTAGAAGAGGCGAGAATTCGGGAACCATTTTCTAAGGACATAGATCCTTTGTTCCATTCAGATACTCCTTGTTGAATGAACATAGGAAGTTTTTCATAAGCAAACTGAAGACGACCTAATAATTCTCTCGCGGTTGCTCCCTTATTCGCTAGAATCGCTATGTTCCTTTGTTCATTAAATAATACATAATGAAGCATAAATGCCAGACTTGTCTGTGATTTACCAGACTGTCTAGGACATTTGACTACACAAAATCGATTATTTGATAATACATTGATTAGATCCTCTTGAAATGGCCAGAGTTCAAATTTAATTAATCCTTCATCTATATTGACAATGGTCATATAGGTCTTAATAAAATAAATCGGATCATCCCTACATTTTATATACTCTTCTATCTCCTCTTTAGTATAGTTTTGAGGAACATTTAAACTTTTTAATAGGGGGTTACCTAGGTAGGAATTTATTGTCATAATATAGGGGCTTAATTAAATTTGTATCTTCTATCTACGTGTCGAACTTTAGATACGCCGTGGTCATAGATATAGGCCTCCTTTATTGGACCGTCTATGTTTTTATCCCAATAGTCTAGAAACTTTCCAATCCTTGGATAGTCTGGAATTTGATCTTCTGTCTGCCATATAAATTCATTTACTATGTGTAAATAATCTGGAATATAATATACTACTTGAACCGATGCAACAGTCCATTTTTTGATTATAATGTGTGCCACATTTCCTCCTGTAGTTTAGTTCCATACCGCTATATACCATAGTAATATGATTATTATGAACAACTCAAGGACCAATAGAGAATGATACCATACCCAACGAGTTTCGTATAAATCATCTCCAGTTTTGTCACGTCCGAAGACATTGAACATTTTATCTTTTACGACATCTAGCCAACCTTTAATCTTTCCCATTGAATGTTTTTCCCTTTAGCATTTCCTGTAATTCTGCGGTCGAGCCAACATAAAGATTATTGACGTTTGTTTTGGGCGCTTCTCCATCTTTCATAAGTTTTAACTCTTTCTGCATCCTTAACAATTCCATTGTAGTTTCGGATACATTTTTGATGAGACCGCTAGCCACTTCATATGCTCTCGGATGTTCCATTTCTTTCGCAAGTTCAAGAATACCTTCAAGAGCATCATTACCTCTTTCTATAAGATTATATAGGTTTTCTCTAGCATATTGATAATCCACTCCGAGATCGCCACTAATTGGATCTGATTCTATTGTTGATCTAGGCGCAAGTCCACGTTCTCTTCGTGCATTTACAATTCGTTTGTCAGAAAAGTGTACTCCATCGTAATCACTATTTGGAGTTCCAACATCTGGACATTCAAAATCTGCTATAATATCTTCAGCTACCTCTAATTCAGCATCTAATTTATCTTTAACGCTTTTCTTCTCTGTGTTCTTTTTCATAATCTCTTTTTGTTTCAATGGATTCAAAGTAGATGATATTACCCTTTTTATCAAGTCTAATATTTTTAATGCCGAACCGGCTTTTCATATTTTTCTTTTTTCGGTCATCATCTGCCATATGGTCAAGGTCTTTCCAATAATAATTCATTTGTCCCAATTTCTTTTTATCAACTATCTTGTTTGCATAAGAAGACCACGTACCATCTTTTTCTTCAATATATTTTGAGAAACTTATCATTCTACACCAGGTCCTACACTCACCCATCCCTGATCAATTGGTTGGTCTCCTTCGTCTACGACATCAGGAGTCGAATAGGAAACAGCAACCTCTTTGACAATATCTTGTTCTCGTACTGGTGGATAAAGCCAGGCTTTTATTTCAAAGTCTAAATTCCAATTGACTATTCGTTGTTCTGAAAAATCTCCCTCAAATTCATCTGTCATAGTCAATCCTGTCAGTTCGATGGGAATATCTCTTTTTAAATCTAATGCAGGAATTTCTTCGACTACTATGTTGAAGTCAGGTTGAAAATAAGGTAATATCTGCTCAATAATTTGAAGTCCATCATCCATATAATCCACATAAACGTCAAGAGTGAATGAGTAGTTATATGGAATAGGAGTATACATAATAGTTGCTTTATTGGGATTGGCTGCCTGATTGAATTTATACTCGTTCATTTGATTCGGCGACCGAGAATAGTCTGCCACCATACCAGTCATAATAAATCCCATTCGTGGAACTTGTCTGTTCTTTTTGCTGTCTTGAATTAATCTTGCTAGATATTTTTTGCGAGACTCATAAGCTAAAGGAACTCTAATATCTTTAATGAGAGTACCATCTGACTCCTTCCGCTGAACGTGAACATTATTGAAAACTGACCCAAAAGCAGTAATTAATTTTTTAGTTGTTCCGTGATAAAAAGTTGTTCCAAACATAATTTATTCCTATGTACTTCCAAATGGGTTCATCTCTGATAGATCAAGAATATCATCATCCATAGTATCCCAATCAGGAGTTGCTAATTCAGCATTTACTGCCGCTTCTATTTCTGCCTCTACTGCGGTTATCTCTGCATCTGCCACATCAATATCTTCTCCTCCATATTCCCAAGGTTTGAGCGTTAGTGTCCAAATGTGTTGGGGTCCTTCTGGAGCAGGATAGAATGAAGAATCGTTACCGACAAACGTCACTTCAAATAATGCTTCAGCATCCGAGAAATATAATAGATCACCTGCAATAGGAGTATCATCATCCGTTGCTACTGTTTGTTCTGCAAAGTCTTTCTTCGTGAAAGACACTTTCATTTCATCGGTAACTTGTACACCAAATTTACCATAGAAATCTCCGACATCACCATACTCTTGATAATCATCAATGAGAACATTAAATGTCCATACAGTATCAAATTTGCTAGACGGATCTTCTCCAAAAATAGGATCTATCGCCGTACCATATTTGCGAGGAAGATATTTCGCGGTAAATCCAACTACTGCGACAACCTCTTCTACTATATCTTGAACCATTGCAGATTTGGACATATTGTCGAACATACCCACTAGATCACCCCACTATAAAGTTTGCTGGAAGTTCGTAATTAAGTGAAAATTCCTCTTCGAGTTTTTCAATCTCTTCTTTCGCTTCATCCCAAACTTGTTGTCCATTAATCGTTATTCCGCCTGGTAAAGGCATTCCATCAAACTGTTTCATATTTGCACCCCATTGCTGTTTAATTTGTGCAGTGGCGTACTTCTTAATCCATTCATCGTTGAATATATCTAACGCATAAGATGAAGACTCATCTGGTCGAACGGCTTGCCACGCCCGCAGGAGTATAGACGCTCCAATTGTCCAAGTTGCTCCAGCGGCTTCACAATCTACCTTAGTTGTCTCTGCTTCGTCTGAACAGACTGGTCCAATAATTTTGCCCGAATGACTGTATAATCTATTGGTCGCTTTATTAAATGTAAACGTTCTATCTAGATTGAAATAACTATTCACCATTTCAAGGTGTTGCATTGTTATTTCAAAATACGTCATATTGACCTTAGTCATATCAAACATTTCGTCCGCCATTATTCTGTAGCGTACATCACTCATCGCCTCGGAAGAGTATCGTCCGGGTTCGTAAATTCTTGTCACCGCTATGATATCATCATCCAATGTCAAATATCCATTTGTCTCATCTGCTTGTGTGAATTCAACGGTGACAAATTTTTCTTCGGCACCATCAAAATGCCGCTCAACGAATAGTTGGAGAGCATCATCTATCCTGTCATATGCTTGAGTATCATCAACTTGGATCTCAATCTTCGGAGCTCCAAGTTTACGATACGCATAATCTCTCAAGTTATCTACACTTTGTAATTTGGCCATTACATCCTTTTTCTTTAATCTTTTCCTATATTGTCAATTTCTTTATCAAGTTTTTTCACAATTTTTGCCTCTAAATGGGGCAATACTCTGATACCCATATATCCAATTAGAAATGCTATTGCGAGAGCAGTATATACTCCAAATTCAAATTGCTCCATTAAAGCAGGTATCGCAAATTCGGCGGCGATCCATCCGGTTCCTGCCGCGAGTGCTACATTTTTCAGTTCTGATTTCCATCCAGTCCAAGTGTGAACTAATCCATTAGTCACTCCTCCAGCTGTAGATGCAAATACGCAACACCATTTTGCGCCAAATAATGCTAGTAAAGTTTCCATTAGTTTCCTCTTTTATTGTTTATTATTACTCTTATTTATGTGTTTTCAGTCCCTACCTAACTTTCAAAATGATGTATAAATAAATATGGAAGAGACTTCTACTACTATTTATATGATAATGGAGATGATAATGGAAAATGATTGGAAAATACCCTTCAGTCAACGACTAAGGGAAAGATATAACAAACAGTTGGAAGAAGCCTTAACACAATACTCTGTAGTTAAGGTAGCTGATGCCAAAGGAGCACATCACGGAAAAGACTATGAGGAAATGAAACGAGTAATATTAGATTTGTTAACTGGAGAATGATGGACACAACACCGATTAGATTTGAAAATGCAACTTTTACATTACCTATATTATTTGGATCATACGTAAACAATCAAGGTGTAAGTAATATTCAAAAACACGCCCAGACTAAATTTAATTTTAAACTCCCAATAGATTCATTTTATGGTGCTCCGTGGGGAATGATATGGAATGGTGGAAGACCTCTTCATTATCAAGATTCTGGAATTAATAATCATACTATACCATATTATAAAAGTATCGATGCTCATAGGTATATCACTTGTACTAATTATTTGGCTGGAGACTACTTAGATGATCCCACATCAAATCAAGCATTAGAAATGTTACTAGAAGGAGACGGAGTTATTATAACTGATGAGCGACTTCATAAGTACATTAGGAAAACATACCCCAAATTAAAAACTAAATCATCAATAGTTAAAGTAACCAAAGACCAGCCAAATAAAAGGACTGTTGATTATTATAATCAATTATTAGATGCATATGATTATGTTGTGCTTCATCCTGATGATAATAGCAAAACCGATTTTATTAGTCAAATAAAAGATTTAAGCAGAATAGAAGTGTTAATTGATGAGAGATGCACAGCAAATTGTCCGGTAAGAGATTTGCATTATGATCTAAATGCTCACCATAATTTACCTATTGAAGATAGAGACAGCGATATTCTGGATCAAGAAGAAGAATTGTTCTCTAAATTATGTCCTAGAGAAAAATCTATTATGGGAAAAAACGGGAAATGGAAACTTGATATTTTAGTGAATACAAAAGATGAGATAAGTGTTTTATATGATTTAGGTATACGTAAATTTAAGACTAGTGGTAGAGGGGCGCCTATGCTAGAATTATATGCAATTAAACGATTTCTTGATGTTGCTATTAAAGATGAACAAACACGAAATACATTAGAATATTTTTTATAATTATGCCCCTGGATTTCCTTTCTTCTCTAAACTCCAAGAATTAGTCATATCTGCTTTAGTAAATTTTTGATAGCCTTGTGCTATATCTTCAGGCATCGGAATATATTTAATATTAGATTCGTCTGAACTACCATCCTCTTCTATGATATCTGCGGCAATATCATAAAATGATCTTGCTTTTCCTGTTCCCACATTATAAACTCCTGATTGGCGTGATTCCATTGCATTTATTGTCCACTTAACGGCCTCTTCAACGGGAATAAAATCACGCTTGAATTCTTTTGAGCCTTCAAATAATTCTATATATCCATAGTTTTCAAATTGTTCTCTCATCCAACGAAATGGTATGACATTAAAGTATCTCAATCCAATAATTATATTTTTTGTATTTGGTAAATGGAATTTGCGACTATATTTGTCGACCAGAAGTTTGCTAAAAGCATAATAGCTTTCGGGCTTATAATCATCTGATTTATCATTAAATGTTCTTTGAATCGGCTGGCCGGTATGTTGATCACCATATACTGTAGCACTAGAAGCATAGACGAGAGGAATTTTGTGTAAATGACAAAGGTCCATAATATTGCACGTATATTGATAGTTATTTTCCATCATATATTTACCATCAGTACATAAACGAGAACTTTCAGCACCTAGATGATAGATCCGTTCGACCATTTTATTCTCTGCAAGAAAACTAAAAACTTCTATAAATTTACTCTTATCAACGTAATCTTGAAACTTTAATGTATTAATATTATGTATTTTACTAGGGTCCGACAAATCATCAACAAGCAATATATCTTCTCGGCCTAGGGTATTCAATTCTTTAATTAAATGCGAACCAATAAAACCTGCACCTCCAGTTACGATAATTAATTTTTGTATAGATTCAACTTCACTCACAGGAAGAGGAACGTTTTCTTCTTCTTTAGGCAATACCCTTGGGGCTTCTTCAAATTCTGCCGCGAACGGCGCATACGGCGCATCATCTTCCCCGGCATTTACCAGATCTTTTTCAATCGTTTCATCCCGCATTCCACCCGGTGTATATTTTATTTTTTCATCATCTTTCATATATCACTTTCCTTTGTTTGCTACTTCGATAATAAGTTCTCTTTCTGGTATATATAGATATTCGATGTCACTTTCAGCTAATGTTCTAAGAGCATCATCAATTGTTTCCACAAGTGGTTCACCTGCAAGATTGAAAGATGTATTGAATAGTATTGGTACTCCAGTCTCTTTATAAAATTGGTCAATCATTTCATAATAAATAGGATTTTGATGTTTTTTAACAGTTTGAATTCTACAAGTTCCATCTATGTGAATGATTGCTGGAATTTTTTCTGCGACTCCTTCTTTACAATTCATTGCGTACATCATATGAGGAGATTCTTCCATCCCTCTCATATCAAACCAGTCGTGTGCGTGTTCGTGAAGAATTGACCCGGCGAATGGACGGAAATACTCCCTTTTTTTCACGGAGTTTACATAGTCTTTTCCGTCAATTTCACGCGGATCATATAGGATAGAACGATTGCCCAAAGCCCTCGGGCCGTTCTCACACCTATCTTGAAACAAAGTGACTATATTTCCTTTCAAGATAAGTTTCACCGCATCTGGAGAATATTGTTTTTCATATATACCAGTTGCGTTATATTTCTTTGCAATTGCAAAAATTTCTTCTTCAGACTGCATTACACTTGGTCCAAGACACAGGTTCTCTCCAAATGGTCTTACTTTTGTATCTTTTGTGAGTGCATAGTGAGCCAAAAGCGCGGCTCCCATTGCCGTTCCCGCATCATTAGAGACAGGTTCTACATAGAGATTTATATCTTCGTCTTTTAATTGATCAAGATACCAATAATTAGCGACACAATTAAGTCCATATCCACCAGAGATAACAACATTTTTCTTACCACTCATCTTAACTGCTTTGCGTATCAAATCAAGAACCATTTGTTGTGATTCTGTCTGAACAGCATATGCCATATCCCTACGATTCTGATTCAAAGTTACATCTACTTTGCCTTCAGATTCCTCTGGAGTAGAGTTTAATTCTCTCCAACGTCCTTCATTCACCAATGCTCCGTTAGGATATGTTGGAATAATCAAATTTCTATCTGCGGTTTTCCAAGCACTGCCACCGGCGTCTGTGTAAATATCTGGAAAATAATCTGCTGGGCCGCCATATGGAAATAACCCCATCGTCTTACCTGCTTCAATAGGATGAAATCCACAATATTGAGTCACGGCTTCATATGCTTTAACAATTCCGGCACAATCATCAATGATTAATTCGTGAGTTCCTTCCTCGGCCTCTCGTTCTGAAGATTGTTCTTGTATGTGAACACTTTTCCAAGGTCCTCTACCAGCTAGATGTTTATAGAGAGTTTTTAAATTATCTGGATAAGAACAATCAAATATAGTTTCTAATTCCCAAGACATATCATCATCATTCATTGAGTTTTCTCCCATATTCACCCCAATAAATGTTCCAGCACCATCAACAATAACTGCTACAGCTTCTTCAAAGCCTGAACGATAAAAAGCACAAGAGGCGTGCATCTTGTGATGCCATTTGTGCAAATCCAATACTTGACTCGATGAAGGATCATTTCCTTTGGTCGGCTGAGAGTCCTCAATTAAACCTAATTTTTGTGCAAGTCCTGTACATATATCACCGCCCCTAAAATCAATTCGGCTAACATCTGGTTGGGTATGAGCAATAACTAGCAAATCTATTTTGTCCGTATAATCTAGAATTTTAATCAATGACCTATACGGTCCGCCATCATATTTTTGTCGAGTCATTCGCTCCTCTTCTATTGCGAAAACAATCTCTCCATCTTTCAATAAACAAACCCCACTATTATGTCCTCTGGCAATACCAGCAATCCACTGACTCATAATCTATTCCTTATTATTAGTATTAGATGAAATATTCTTACCAAAATCATAATGTGATTTTGGTGATTCCGTTTTAGTCTGTTCCTTACGTTCAGCCCGTTCAGCCGCTCGTCTTTCTTTTCGGCTGCCTTCTTTTGGACTGGTATCCATATTATATTCAATATGCTGATGTGGATGTTGATGATTAGGATCAGTATGATTATGATCAGGATTAGAACAAACATTTTGTTGTTGGGATGGAATGAATTCTCCTTCAAACTTCCCTCCTTTGCCTAAAAATTTTATACAAGAATCAACAACTCTTTGTTCGTGTTCTTCAGTCATCGCCATTACTCCATCATTCTGTCTATCTAACTCATCATCCATAGTCATTCTAATGGGAGAATAATTTCTTCCTAATTCTTCTCCAATATCTATAATATCAAATTTATCATCATCTAGATAAGTAATATTAATTGGTACAGTAGAACCAACAACAACGGTAGCAGTTTTATTCAGGGCTTTTGCCATATGTTGTCCGACAGAATCACATCCTAAGAAATGGTCTGCGGAGTTAATCATTGATGCCCATAATCTTAAATTAGGTTCACTGGGTACTGCTACTGGATGTTCTTTATTTTCTGGAATAGGGAATCGTAATTCGGTCATTACAATTATTGCGTATTTTTCACGGAGCTTATTGATAATATTAACAATATTTACTACTTCAAAAGATCGTG